AACCGTTCAACTTACCGGGTTAACTAACCATGCAGTGTTAGTAGGAGCTGGAACGGCCACAATAACAAACGTAGGACCAACCGCTACCACAGGACAAATTCTCCAGAATAATGCCGCTGCCGACCCTTCTTATTCAACCGCTACTTATCCTTCAACTACTACGATCAATCAGATCCTTTATTCCTCAGCAAATAACGTCGTTTCTGGTCTTGCGACGGCAAACCAAGGGGTCCTTACTACTGGAGCTACGGGAACCCCTGTTATTACTGCTTTAGCGGTTAACGGACAGCTTATCATAGGATCAACCGCTGGTGTCCCCGCCGCCGCTACATTAACGGCTGGAACGGGCATTTCTATCACTAATGGGAGCAATTCCATAACGATCGCCTCCTCCGGAACCACAAATATAAATGTTACCTCAGTTAACCACGGGGCTTCTCCATATACAGTACTGATTACAGATGATTTCCTTGCAGTCGATACCTCAGGAGGCGTAGTAACCGTTAAACTTCCAAACGCCCCGGCAACTGGTAAGGTTTATATTGTTAAAGACTCGAAGGGAACGGCTGTGGCTTCGAATATCAGCGTAACAACGGTTGGTGGTGCGGTAACAATTGACGGACAGACTACTTACACGATGGCTACAAACTATCAATCAATACAAGTTGTCTTCGATGGCACAAGTTATGAGGTCTTCTAATGGCATATAATGGCCCATTACCACAAGTAGTCAATGCAGGCGGATCTGGTGCAGCTACTCTCACTGGTGTTTTAATCGGAAATGGAACCAGTGCTTTTACTGGAAATGCTGTCACTCAACATGACGTACTTGTTGGAGGAGCCTCTAACGCCATTACTTCAGTTGCACCCAGCGCTACATCAGGCGTTGCACTAATATCACAAGGAGCCGCCGCCGATCCTGCTTTTGGGACTGTCGTTGTTGCAGGTGGTGGGACAGGGGCTGTTACACTTACTGGTGTCCTCACAGGGAATGGAACGAGCGCAGTTACAGCATCTACAGTAACTCAATACGACGTCCTTGTAGGTGGGGCCACCAATGCCGTTGGTTCTGTTGGCCCAGGAACATCCGGCCAAATCCTTCAATCCGGTGGCAACGCTGCCAATCCAGCCTATAGCACAACAACTTACCCATCAACTAATGCCATCAACACCATCATGTATGCATCATCGGCTAACGTTTTGGGTTCGATCGCCGCATCAGCAAACGGTGTATTGATCTCTAGTGCAACAAACGTCCCTTCCTGGCTTGCTGCCGGTACAACTGGGCAAATACTTACTGCGACAACAGGTTCTCCAGCTACATGGGCATCTCCCGCCACTGCCACCATTACAATTACTGGGGACACAGGTGGAGCTTTAAGTAACAGTTCTTTTACTTTCACCGGCGGCACAACCGGTTTAAAATTCGGAGGTTCTGGATCAACAGAAACCGTTTCGGGAACGCTAGCCATTGCGAATGGAGGAAGTAATGCCACTTCATTTACTCAATCCAATGGTATAGTCACTTACAACGGCACCAGATTAGTAAACTATGCAGGACCTCAGCTTAGTTCTGGAGGCGTTTATACAAATACATCTCAGCCCTGTTTCAATGCTGTTTTATCTGCATCAACGTCAGCTAACGTAACTGGAGACGGAACAACATATACTGTTTTATGCGATACAATAGGGGTCAATCAAGGGACTAATTATTCTGCTGGGACAGGTATTTTCACAGCTCCAGTTACTGGAACGTATATTTTTTCAGGAAGCGTTAATGTGGCCCCTACAAATTTAAGCGTAGCATATACACAGGGATTTATTCAGATCGCTACTTCATCTCAAACTTATATATCAGGGCTATTAAACTATGGCGTAGTTTTTACAACAGCAACTGGTGTATGCCAGTCAATTTCAGTAGTAGCAAAGATGAGTGCTAATGATACAGCTTCTCTACAAGTTCGAGTTAGCGGATCTACTAAAAGCCTGGGCGTTGAAGGTGGTATTGGCTCTACATTCTTTTCAGGATGTTTGTTGTGCTAAATTTTTTAAAGAGTAAAAGATGACTTATCCATACAATGCGATCCCATCAAATAATCCACAGAATTTCTCTTTGCCAGCTCCCATTGGATTGCAATCTGCTAATCGAGATCCCACTGCGCAAGACAATACTTTTCCTCCAGGATCTGAATGGCAAAATACGGTCACTGGTCACTTCTTTAAGTGCATTTCTTCTACCATATCTGGTGCTGTTTGGGATCCATTCATCACCTCAGGAACAGGTACGGTAGCAACTCTGACGGGAAATTCTGGAGGAATGGTTCCTCCAAACGGATCGGGGAATATAAATGTGGTGGGAGATGGAACTACCGTTAATATTGTTGGAAGTCCAGGAACTAATACCCTGACAGCATCCCTTGTCGGTGGAAAAGTTGCAGCGCAATCTTTCGTAACAAACGTATCAGGTCCCGTAGTTCCCACAGCCGCCGGTGTAGTGGATTTAAACGCTTCCACAAGCACCTATACGGATGGAACAACGGCCAATACCATCAAGACAGAAGTTCAGGGAACCAATCACGCCGTTTTTGTAGGAAGAGGAGCAAGCACTCCCGCTACAACACTTTCCGTTGGAGCAACAGGAACTGTTTTGATAGGAACGACTGGAGCAGATCCCTCATTTAGCGCGACGCCTACTGTTACAAGCCTCACTCTTGGCTCTGGGAACGCTTTGTCGACTTATGTACAAGGGACCTTTACGCCAGCACTCGCTTTCGGAGGAAGCTCAACCGGTATCACATATTCTATACAGGCGGGAGAGTATACTCAGATTGGAAATGTTGTTCACTATGTGATCTCTTTGCTCCTAACCAGCAAAGGTGCTCAAACTGGAGCAGCGACAATCACAGGACTCCCAGTTACCACCGGAGGACAAGGCGGAGGAGCAACCCCAGTCGCTTGGGCAAATGTTAGTAACGTAACCTTAACCGCAGGATATACGGCAGCTTATTTCGGACCCAACGGCACTACCTCCGGAAGTCTTTACCAACAAGGAAGTGCAGAACCAGGGACAACTTTGGCGGACACAAATTTTGCAAATAATTCATTTGTGTATACGACAGGACTTTACTTCACATCATGAGAAATTAATGAAATACCTATTAGCCCTTACAATTCTTGCCTCATGTTCTCATCAACCAGCGTTTGAAATGGAAGAATTGTCTAAGGATGTTTTAGGATCAAAGACGCACGAAGGTATCGACATCAGAATCACACCAATCGAACAGGAGAAGAAGTAATGCCGCTCAAAAAAGGTAAATCCAAAAAAACTATTGTCCGCAATATCAAAGAAATGGAAGAATCGGGCCATCCAAAGAAACAAGCAATCGCCGCTGCGTTAGACACAGCAAGACGCTCAGGAGCAAAGATCCCCAAGAAAAAAAGGTAAAATGCTCTTTCTTAAAATGATCTTCCCATTTTTCTCATTAGCCTTTCTTTCCTCATGTTCAATCTGTACGTTTAGAGAACCAATAACTATCCACTCGCATGTTCAGAAAACCGACAGAGACGTTTGCCCGATATGCCAAAGTGAGGATAAAATCTGTTTAGTGTGCAAGTTCATCTACTAGAGGTCTTATGCGTGAAGTAATCGAAGCAGTAGGGATTATGGTTGGAGTGGCTCTCATGGCCTACTCGGCTTATTACGTATGGATGCGGGGACCTCAAGACAAATAACTACATCTTTCTCAATACCATCATCCCAATGGCCATGCAACCTATGATGGCTACCATCAAGAAGATACCTTCAAGGATTAATTGAATCATGGTGGACTTTTTTGGGTTTGATCATTAGGCTCTTTGAAAGAACCCCCGCCGCTAAAGCGGGGGACAGTAGATAAAAAAACACAATGTTCTTGCTGAGAACGATGAAGAGTTTATAGGAAACTCAGAATAAATCAATCCTAACTCTTTTTTTTATCTACTGTCAACAGCGGCGATGGGGTTCCTTAACACAAGGGGAATCTTCATGACTATCGTTCGAATAAAGCACCAAAAAAACTACGTCGTTATCAACAAATTAGCTCTTGAAGATAAGAATTTGTCATTCAAAGCTAAAGGACTCTGGGCTTATTGCATGAGTCGCCCAGATGACTGGACATTCCACGTTTCACATCTCATAACCGTCTCAAATGATGGGGAAAAGGCCGTTTATTCAGCTTTAAGGGAACTTGAGGAAAACGGATATCTCAAGAGAGTTCAGTTTAGAGATCGCGGTAAATTCACGAGATTTGACTATGAAATCTCGGAAATTAAAATAATTTTACCGCAACCCCAAAAAGGCGACGCCGTAAAAAGGCGCGTGGAAAAGGAGGGACTACTAAGTATTGATATAGAACTAAGTAAAGATTCTACTTCTCCAGACACCTCTTACAGCAAAGAAGAAGAAGAATTTTTCTCTCAAAGAATGAAAGAGCTTCCAAAGCCTCCTAAGCATATATCAGCTGCCTATAAAGCCAAGGTCATCAAAGGTTTTAAAGATTCACCTCCTATATTATCTCCAGAGCAGAAACGAGATCGCAATCTAAGCGTTAACCTACCCCGGGCCCGCACAATCGCTACAGAGGCCCTAAAATCGCCTAATAAGTGGCTGGGCGACATATCACTCAATCGAGACGGGATATTACATTGTAAGTCCTTTGGAGGCGTTTTTGCGCCTATCTCTCCTGTACTTGACCCTGATGAATGGGAAAAAGAGGTTGGGAAGTGGAGGAAAAAATAGACTATAAACATTTTAATTCGTTAAATAGCTAGAAAATGGTGAGATTATGGAAATCGTTAACTATCGCGAAGGGACTCCGTCCGATAAGTATGTGGGCATCTTTGATATCTATCTAGGATCGGTCTGGGGAGTGACTTACCGGAACTGGAGACTCGTTCATGGGAAGCATGGGCTGTTTATCTCCGGGCCTTCATTCTCTGTGGGGGAACCTCCTGACAAGAAATATTTTCAGTACATTGAATTCAGCGCTGAGAAGAAAAAGGACTTTGAGAACAAGATTCTCGATCTTCTAAAGCCTTACTTGAGGAAATAACATGGATATGGTTGGGTTCAGCAAAGCAGAACTTGAGGCGAATGATGCTGAGGAAGAGTTCTATATCTGCGAAGAATGCCAAGAAGCGCATGAAATACAGCACATTATTCCAGAATGCGTGGATGAGTCCGGGAAGAGATCCAAGTCAGCAATAGCTGTTGGGTTCTATCGATGCAAGGACCACCATTACATTTACTCCATTGCCGGGAAGCAACTGATCTGATGGGCTGCAATTACTACGTTGAAAGCTTCCCTGAGTGCCCTCATTGCGGAGCGGTGGCGGAACGACTTCATTTGGGAAAGTCTTCTAATGGATGGGCCTTCCTTTTCCGAGCGTATCCTCACCTTCAAACATGGATAGACTGGGAAGATATGATCATGAGTGGCTCGTATATTATCAAAGATGAAGAAGACAGGATCATCCTGTTAATGGATTTTGTTGATAGAGTTTTAAAGTCTAAGGACGATCATAAACACCCAGAATTAGGATCTGAAAGTTGTTGGCTTGATCAGAACGGTCTCCAATTTACAGACGAGGAGTTTTCATGAGAAATCGGTTAGAGGATTTAGGACGTCTCATGGTTATGTTAGAGGAAATTGAGGCGAGCAAGTTATTCGAAGATGTTTCTTATCAAAACGACTTCGTAAGCCATTATTTCCCCGCAGATGAAATGAATAAGAGCGAAAACGAAATCTATATAGAACGGCTGAGTGATTTAAGAATGGCCATTGATTTTGTATCAGACAAGCTGAGCGAATGCATCGTAATTGCTCGCGGGCATGATGACTTGAACGATCCCTAGGAAAGGAAAATAATGTATTTCGTTAGCACAAACAATCGATTGCCAAGCTACAAATTTCTCTGCCATCATATGTCCTCTGTGTGGCAAATGATCGAAGAGATGATTGATCGGAAGCCCAAAGACATTCCTTTCAACACAGTAACAGATCTCGAACGATCGATCCACATTGTCAGGTTTGATGAAGAGCAGGTTGTTAACTACGAAAAGATCTTCCTCCAAAGCCCCTTTTACGACTGGGGGCGCCTCAGGAAAAAAGAGAAGAAAGAGATTTCTATCATCCAGGAAATGAAAAGAAGGGACTAAAGAGCCCCCTCATAACCCTACTAATGGAGCAAAATTAGGGTTTAATGCTTTTCACCCAATCGTAGAAACCTTTGATGAACCTCTGAGTGAGTTCTGGCTTCATCGCCTGATCCATGATCTTGCCGGCATTCACACGACTCTCTTGAGATAAACGCTCTAAGTAATCGGACATATGCTCTTGCATATCTATATAGCTATATTCTGTAGGGCACTTTTCTCTTAAATAAGACATAAAATCAAACATCTCTAACTTTTTTTTAACTGCTGGAGTTCTATTTTCCTTCATAGCCTCTTCTGCATCATCATCATCTCCTTGAGTAATTCCGACTATTGCACAAAGGGCGTATCGTCTCATATAAGTTACGACTAACCCCATACTCTGTGGGTCTTGTTTAGTTAACAATAATGGAAGCACTGAAGACAGATACTGTCCACTAGAATGACCTAAAATTGTCGTTATCGTCAGTTTCCCCGAGTCTTCGCCTATCGTTTGTATGACAGCCAATCCATTCGAAGATAAAGGACCTCTAGCAGCATCCCAGCATCCATCCAAAGAAGTATACTTGCTTTTATAGAAGGGATTAGAACTGTCTGTCACTGCTGTCTTTATCTGAGATTGGGCTTTGGATAAAGCTGCAAATAGCTCTCCGAGTTGTTCTGATTGTTTATTCATTCGCATTCTCCATTTCAACGTTCATTTCTATTTCTCCATCCTTATCCAGAGTAAGAATAAGTTTTTTTATTCCTACGGTACGCAAAGCCGTCTTGACAATTCGATAAAACTGTAATGCTTTAAGGTGCTCATCCATTTAATTCCCCATGATTACAAAAAAGAAAAACATCACACTCACTCCTAGTACAAAAGCGATAAAATCTTTCATTCCTCATCCTCGTCAAGCATTTCATCTATCTCTTCCTCGGTATAGTGCCCTTTAAGGTTGTGTTCCGCAAAAAGTATTTTCAGATGACGCTTTCTATCGGCCTCTTCATCATCATAAGGACCTCTGTGATCGTATTCAGTCTGCCACGTCATTTGATTCCTCCTGTTCTTTGAGGATTTTCTCCAGAAGTTCTATCTGGATAGAGATGTATCTTAAGTCACCAGCCAGATCCCGAATAAGGTTTGACAAGTGTTCAAACGTTGATCTAAAGTAGCGATCGTCTAAAACACGCATTTTAGGCTCCATTTCTCATAGGCATTCCATTCCCCGCTATTCCAGTGGCGGGGTTTTTATGATTTTTATCATAAATTAGCAGTGGATTTTTTGTAAAGAAGCTTCCTTGAAGTAATAGTATAGCTTGATCGCAGACACGCAAATATTCCAATCGTATGAGTCATAAAAGAATTCGAATAACCGTGGGAAGGACCCATCTTTCTGAAGCTGGATGAATAGAAATCGATCTGGAATAGGAAGATCAGCATCTTTCGTAAAGTTCGTATGTTGGATCAGATGTCTGTAGAATGTTCCTTGCAGTCTCCATATCTCAGGATGCGCCCAGGAACCTGTCTTAAAGTCCACTAGAGTGATTACATCATTCACTTTAGCGAGAAGGTCGATCCGTCCAGTTATTTTCAGTCCTTGGTCATAAAAACGACTCTCCTGAAGGATTGGTTTCACGTTGTTGTGGTTCGCCCATTCAAGGAAAGAAAGAAACACACTCATTTTCTTTTCTTGCAACGTAGTGAATTTCCCGTTAAAAAAATTCTCAATCGCTGAATGAATGTCTGTACCCAGTTCTTGGGCTTTTCTCAGTTTCTCTATCGGAACGTGGGCATATGCTTGGAAAATCTGTAGGATGTCGCTTACTCTTGTGAAGTTTGGTTCTATCAATTCCATTTTGCTCTAGGTATCTCCATATTCTATTCAAAATTCGTTCGTCTTCTTCATCTAATGTTAACACTTCAATCATATCTTCCTTTGTTTCCTTGACTTTCCATCAAAATATGGTATTATTGCAACAAAATAGGTGGCAATCTTTCAGGAAAATCGATGTACCAATCTTTAAAAGAATACTTAATAGCTCACGATCTTTCAGCTAATCAATTCCATTTGCTGTCAAAAATCTCGTTACCCACCATTTATAAAGTCCTGAATGGTGATCCTATTCGCAAAGATACGCTTCATAAACTAATGAAGGCGTGTAAAAAGCAGCTAGATATGAAAGCCTTTTCTCTAGTTGCAGATTCTCAGTGATTTGACTAGCAAATAATTCCACGCATCAGTAAAAAGATGCGCATGATTCAATTAATTATTAATGGTATCCCCGTTTCTTGGAAAGCGCATTTAGGTTATGGAAAGAACTCGTACAGTCCCAGATATGAAGAAAAGAAAGACGTTCAGCGTCAAATCAAAGCTCAATGGCCCCAAGAAAGGCCCCTTTGTGGCGCCGTCAGGATTGCGTTTACGTTCTGCATGCCTGTCCCGAAAGGAACCTCAAAAGCCAAAACATTATGTATGCTTGAAGGGCTCATTAGCCCCATCAAAAGACCAGACATCGATAACCTCCAAAAGTTTGCTTCCGATTGCCTCATCGGGATTGCATTTGAGGATGATTCTCAAGTGGTTGACATCCATTCTAAAAAAATATTTGTCGAAAAGCCGTGCACAATGATACACATAGAAAACGTGTAATCATCTCAAGGTAGTCATGAAAAAAGACAAAGGTCCTAAACCTCCTCATAAGTAATTTCGCGCATTCTCACCAATGCTCCCCCGTTCTCAGCGGGGGTCTTGTTTACACTATTTCTCCGAAATCTTTAGGCAACAAATTCTCTCTTTTAAGTGTCTTGATCATTTTGTAGTATGACCAGTTTCTAAAAGCAGCGACCGTCTCTTCGGATTTTTTAGTGTTTCTGTAAAAAGTTAGCTCATCGCAATCAGATCTTGCTTCTTCGGCTTCCACTTCCATCACTACGATCTCGCTTCCAGAAGGAATCCCAATCTCATATAAATACACAGGAGCCGCTTCTCTTTCTGCTTCCCAATTTTCTTTAACTTTTAATGATCTTTTACTTCTTCCCATAATTCTCCAATTAAATTAATTTATCGTATTTCATTTTGCCTTAGACGTTTGTATAATCTTAAGGACACGGAGGCAGTATGAAACAAATGGATCTTTTTGACGAGACTCTTGAGAGAAAAATTGTGCGAGTCGAGAAATGGATTTTGAGATTACAGAAGGAAGTTTGGTTTTTGAAGGAAGTGTATAATATGTCGAAAAGAAGCGAAAAATTCGACACGTTGAAGAGAGCTGTCGAACAAGTAGACATGTTTGGGACGTAATAATGGCTGCATTTGATTTTTCTAGATGCGAAGAAATTTGCTTATTCATTGAGGAATGGTGTGAAGAACGAGTTTCATGTGACGGATCATGGATTCTGGTTCATGGTGAAGTTGTCATGCGTGTTCCGTGCGAGGATGGATCTTTGATCATGGTGAGATGTAAGGATAAAGAAGAAAAAGATGAGAAATATTTCATATCGGATTGAAGTCACAGATGACGGGAATGAAGTCTGCATTATCCCAGGAAAAGAGGGAGGCATCCCATTCGAACATATGATCGCGTTAACCAAGATGTTTGGTGAAGAGGGATATGTGTGGTGGCTGCCTTCGGATGAACGATGTGGGTATCTGTTCTCCAAAATACGTTCTCATAATTATAGTGAAAAACCAATTCATAAAATCAAGGAATGAGAAATGAAAAAAATAGTCGTATTGGAACATGGATGGGTGGTTGTTGGTCAACTTGAAAAAGATGGAGAATGGTTTTTGCTCATAAATGGAAGTGTGATCAGAAGATGGGGGACAACAATGGGTCTCGGAGAATTAGCACAAAAAGGAATATTACCAGATACTAAATTAGAACCTCTTCCTTTAACAAAATTTCACCAGGATCAAGTGATAATGATAATCAATTGCTCTGAGGAAAAATGGAAATAATAGAAATTACATCCGTTTTAGGAAACGGAGACGGAGACGGCTACGGAGACGGATACGGATATGGAAACGGAGACGGAAATGGAGACGGAAACGGAGACGGATATGGATATGGATATGGAGACGGATATGGATATGGAGACGGAAATGGAAACGGCTACAGCTACGGAGAAGTCATATAATAGGGTGAAAAGTGATGATTAGATAAAAAGGAAATCAAATGTCAATCTCCAATTTTAAATGCTCCTATTGTGGAAAAATGAAAACTAAACACTTCATCGTTTTATATATCGCTTTCATTCTACTCCTTCTTTCTGGTCCTCCCACATTTGCTCTTCTAGATCATTATGAATACAACCCGCCAGAGCATCGATATGAGCTAGAAAGAAGAGTTTTTGAGGCTAACAGAGATCCTAGCGATTGGTCATGCGATTTTCCTTCATTTGATGTGTGGCAGGCTAATGAGAATAGGAGAGAGGAAAGCTTTGTTCAGTATTTGAATGAAGGGATTGTAGCATGCTTTGCAAGCCAAGAAGAGTATGAACGATATTGCGCTGAATATTCGGTCCAACAATATTCGGATGGATGGCAGAAGAATCAATTGGATACCGACAGAGATGCGCCCAGTTATTCAGATTGTCCGCAAGCACAAGAAAGGAAAGGTCCGAATGACTAGTTTTAGATTAGATAGACTTAGGAAAGAAGGGTTAGTAGGTTGTTTGGACGGAATAGGAGTAACCAGTGAAAATTATAAACACCATCTGAATAACGAATGGATAAAAATTACACCCGAATCAGACTATCCACACTATCTCGAAGAATTTTTACTCTGTGACGAATTCGGACATAAATATGTAGGATCAACCCCATTTGATTTTTATGATTCTGAATGGTGGGCTTTCCTTCCTAAATTCCCAATGCAAACATGCATTACGAATGATGATTGGGTAAAATTGGCTTTGAAAGATGAGTGAATATCCCAAAGATCATATTTATTGTGGATGTCCAGAGTGTGGAGAGTGTTTTTGTAGTAAATGTAAAGAACCGATAGAGAAAAGAAAACCGATGAGCAAATGGACAAAATGTTCTCATCAACTTCCTCCTCTCAGACAAACAGTATTGGTGTTCGAATGTTATGGAAAAGGAAAAATTATTCAAAGAATGAGAACTAAAGAATGCAGTGTTCATTGGGAACCGTGTAGAGAAGATAACATTCATACGGGTAGATATACTCATTGGATGCCGCTGCCCGAGGCTCCTCATGAGTGAGTGGATCTCAGTGAAAGATAGGCTTCCTCCATGCGGGAAAGAAATATTAGTATGGAATAAAGAACATCGCACATATGTGGCATTTGCTTGGGAATGCGATTACACAGGCAAAACATTCGTTACTTTAAAATCGTCTGGATGCGGATGCTGTGATGCGGATGTCGGAGAAAATTATTATTGGATGCCACTCCCAAAACCCCCCATCGTCTGATAATATCTATTAAGTTACACAAAATCTCCTTGATGAGCATATTTTAAAGGAAATGTCAAATGAAATGGATAAACATCAAAGACGAACGCCCGGCCATGATGGAGAAAGTCCTGATAGTCTACGGTTATCCAAAACAAATTCATTTAGCCTGGTTAGAGTCACGTCCAGAAGAAGATCCGGTTTTCGTTATGTGCAATGAATGGGGTATATTTTCTCCTTTTGAGGAAGGTGATGAAGTGACTTACTGGATGCCTTTACCAAATCTTCCTAATTAAGGATTGAATTTCTAGAATAGTCTGGTACAGTGAGATTACACAAGGAGGCCTTATGTCTGCCCCTATCACTAAGTGTAACTGGAAATGCTGCTTAAGATGTTCCCATCCATCCGAAGAAGATTATGTCTACATCGACAAAGACTTCAAAATGTCTGTTCTTGATAAAGCGACCTCATTTTCTGAAAAAATGATAAAGGAAACCCACGAAAGCATATTTAAATATGTCCAGCTGAAGTTACGTAAATTTCCAGGAAAAGACATAGAGGCTTTCCACTTGATCAGGGATGGCCTTCATATAGATCTAAATAATAGATATGATCTAATCACTATCTCTCATTTTTTGAGAATAAAATACATAGTTAGCGAAATCTCTAACCTAAATTCTCAACAGATAAATTTTAAGTTAGGAAATCGTGAAATTATACAAGTTCTGTCCAATAGAGATCGGGCGCCCTCACCTACACCACAGATGACAATAAAAAAATAATCGTAAGAACTTGAATCATATTTTTTTTGATCATAAGATCTAAGTAGAGGAAAGATTGTCCTGGAAGGGAGCCGTGAGGTACTTCCTCAAGCGTGCAGGCGCACTTCATTGAAAAATGATAAATGTTTACTGACCTGTAGTAAATGGCAGCCAGACATCTTTTCTTCTTTTTATACAATGGCTTCATCTCCTAGGATGCAGGTAAAGCAAGTCTAACCTCCTTTGCGGGTTGCTAGGCGTAGATTCATGGGGCCCTTAAATAAGGCCCTGTCTCTATGAGTCAGTTACAAAATGTCACCTACTGCTAGCCTTTATTTTAACCTTTAGTTAATATCAAATTATTAATTGAGGTTATAACGTGCCTTTTGCTGAAGGAAATCAACTAGCTAAAAAGCTAACTACGTCTGAATTAAAGGAAGAGGCGTATCGCCAGTATTGCGAACATGTCGCTGAAGGTTGGCCAAAAGAATCTTGGTATTTTGAACATCCAGATCTTACTTTAACCTGGCAAACCATGGAAACTTACATCAAAAATGAGCCAGATGTTTTCAAGTCCAACTTGATGAATCTAGCAAAAGCTAAGCGATATAGGCACTGGTTTGGTGAGGGGAAAACTCTTATGAAAGGGGGCTATGCTCACGGTTCTCCTGTCGTATGGCAAACCATCATGCGCAATATGTTTAAAGAGCAAAAATGGGATGTTAAAGAACTTGAACAACCTCAAACCGCCTCCGAAGAAACTACCGTTATCATAGCTAAAATGGAAAACATGAATGGATCTAGTCCTGAGCCCGAAGCAGCTGAACAGCTTCCAACAAGCAACAGCGAGGTTAAACCTGTGGGTAGGAGCGGTCCGTTCGGGTAAGACATTCGGTTCTCTTTGGTCCTTAGTTCGTATGTGTCATAGAGCTCCTCCTGGTGACCTGATCATGGTGGGGAAAACTAGTGAAGCTCTAGAGAGAAACATCATCTCTCAGCTCATGAATGAAGAGTCATTTAAGTCTCTCAACATTCATTATTACTCTGGGAAGCGCCGACTACTTCTAGAAGGTCGCATGATCCATTGTGTCGGAGCTTCTGATGAAAGAGCTGAAGGTAAGATACGTGGTCCTACGTTTTCAGGGGCCTATGTAGACGAATGCACGCTTATCCCTGAGTCTTTCTTCAAGATGCTCACCTCTCGTTTGTCTCATAAGATTGGAGAGAATCCAAAACAACTCATAGGGACAACAAACCCTGATTCACCATTTCATTGGCTGAAAAGAGATTACATCGACAGGAGTGATGAGCTCGATCTCAAAGTGTTTAACTTCCGCATGGAAGATAATCCCTCGCTCGCTCCCGCATATGTCGAAAACCTCAAGAAGGAATACCGTGGGCTCTGGTATAGGAGGTTCATAGATGGTGAATGGTGCCTCGCAGAAGGTTCTGTCTATGATTTCTTCGATGAAAGTGACCATGTGATTGACCGTCCTCCTACCTATGCCAAATACTACATAATTGGAGTCGATTATGGAACTACAAATCCTTGCGCCTTCACCCTCATCGGATTCAATGACGAAACGCCATGCAAACTCTGGGTGGAAAAAGAGTACTACTTCGACTCTAAGAAAGAGGGATACCAAAAGACGGATGCTGAATATACAGATGATCTTATCGATTTTATCTCAGACTATCCCATCAGGGCCGTATTCATCGACCCTTCTGCGGCATCGTTTAAGCTCGAGATCCGTCGCCGATCTAGCCAACTTGTTCTTCGTGATGCCAACAACGACGTTGGAAATGGAATCCGGACTGTATCCACTCACCTCGCAGTGGGAAACCTCAAGGTCCTCAAGTCCTGTAAGAATCTCATTCAGGAGTTCCAGTCTTACACCTGGGATGCCAAAAAAGCACAGCGTGGTATTGATGAGCCGGTTAAAGCGTTTGACCATTTGTTAGATTCGTTACGCTATGGAATCTTCACTCAATATGGAGAGAAAAAAGACCTTCGAGAACTAACTTCAGAGCAAAGGGAGTTTGAGCATTGGAAGAAACAGAAGCAGGGGAACAGCCCCTGGGCTCCTCCTAGACCACAGAATAAGGGCATCCAGGGATTGAGGCCGAGGTAGTTGCCTATCGCGGGATCTTCGCTGTCACTCAGCTCCGCGAAGGCAATCATATAAAAATTCGAGTTGTTGTCAAATTATTCTTAAATCATCTTCTAGACTCTTTTGTCTGCGGTTGTTAAATTAAAGTTTTAAATTGAAGGTACCATGCCGTCCTCCCAATTCCTTTGGCCTGAAGAGCCGAATGCAAATAATATAGTAAATATTTTACAGAACATTTACACCCGTTTTCAGAGTGTTGAAGAGGTAAGGTGGAACGAATCAAATATTGACACCAGATTTTACGCTGGCGATCAAGACTATATCTATCAGTACTTCACCTTCGCCCCGAACTACAACTTCAAAAACTTCTACTTCAACATAATCCGACAGCCCATTTGCATGATGACTGGTTATCAACGCCAGCATCGCAAATCAATATCGGTCATCCCAGTAGAGCAAGCGAGTCAACATACAGCAGATCAGTTCAACAAGATCCTCCAGTTCAGCCACAGCAAACGTCACATCCTAGAGAAGTTCTCAGATTCTATTGAACAGTCAGTGACGTCTGGTATGGTTCTCATTCAGCCCTATCTTGACTTCAAGGAAGACCCCATTAATGGAGTACTTGATCTAAAGATCTGGGAATATAACTCATTCATGGTTGATCCATACTTCCGCAATCCAGACATGTCTGACTGTAATTGGGTCTGGCTCGAAAAGTTCCTTTCCAAAAAGGAAGCGATGGCACAATTTCCCGAACACGCTGAGCTAATCGGATCGATGGGGGGATATTCGAATAGAGACGGACAATTTTATTTCCTCCCGGAAAATTATAACATCGCAAGAAACGATCTGCTCGTACTCTCATATTACTGGTACCGTTCCAACCGCACTAAGAAGAAGCTTTACAATAGAGAAACTGGAGAGATTACAGACTGGAATGATAAACCGGAACATATCAAAGAGTATCTCCAAGCTTTCCCACAACTAGAGGAGATAGAAGTTGAAGTACCTACTTGGAATGTTGCAGTCATACTCAACAAGTCTGTTCTATATATTGGAGAGAATCCACTGGGATTTGATGAATGTCCTTTCATCCCCGTATACTGGGACTATGAACCTTGGCAAGCTCAGTATAATCTTAGGGTACGTTCTCTGGTCCGTTATCTTCGTGACGCTCAATTTCTGTTTAATCGTCGCATTATTCTTAACCACGATATATCTGAATCTTCGATCAATGCTGGTTGGATTTATAAAGAGAACTCCGTCGTCAATGAAGAAAATATCATGTACGCCGGACAAGGAAAACACATCGTCGTCAAAGACGGATTCGAGTTAACTGATGTTCAAAAGATTATCCCCAATGCTGTACCGCCTTCCGACATGCAACTTGCTGATCAAATGCAAGGCCTTATCAACCCTCTTTCGCTCGTTACGCCAGAACTTATGGGAGCAAGCGATGAAAAAGGGCTCGCCGGAATCACAGAGATGCTTAGACAAGGGGCTGGATTAGTCACCCTTCAAAAGTATTTCGATCAATGGGACAGATGTCTCAAGCTCTTAGGTATGCTTGAAATGAAGATAATCCAGAATCGCTGGACTCCTTTCAAAGTTTCTCGCATTATCAAAGAAGAACCAACACCAGAGTTCTTTAGCAAAAACTTTAGCCAATATGACGTCCTCGCCGAAGAAAGTCTTAACACCACGGTCCAAA